AAATCCGAAGTTTACTTATTTTAATTTTTTAGATTATATTCCAGAAATACCAGAAGAATTAATAACATATGATGTTAAAAATATATTAAAAGATGCTAAAGAATACTCTGATCCTAACACAAAATATGTTACTTACTCTAATAAATTAAATAGTAAATATAAAACAATTGATGTTTCAGTTAAAATATATGAATTTTTAAAACCTTATTTTGGGGATGATTTTCAGATAAGATATCAAGTTATGAGAACACAACTACCTATCCATATTGATGATCACATGTTACAGGCAAGACCATTTGTTTTTAACTATGTTCTATTACCTGGCGGACATAATGTAAAGACACGACATTGGAAATTACCCAATCACATAAAAGACCCTAATAATAATTCTCTTGATAGCCTTTTATGGGGAGAAAAACAGGATAAAAAACAATTATTACATGAGGTTGTTATACCACCTAAAAGATGGCATAGATTACAAGTTGATATTCCTCATGATATATCTAAAATTGATACTCCAAGATTAGGAATTACCGTATTTGAAAACAAATGATATTTAGATTACTCTTATAAATAAAACAAGGAGTATTCTTATGACAACATGGAACGCCGAAGCATATTCTGATGCTCAAGGTAAGAATAATATTACACGCAATGCTCGGCAGTACCGTGATCTTGACTTGTTTTTTTTGAAAAAAGGAACTACAAAAGATATAAGAACAGTCACCGATGTATTAGCCATAAAACGATCAGTGAAACATCTTGTTCTAACAAACATATATGAAAAACCATTTCATCCAGAAATTGGTTCTGGTGTTAGGGATTTGTTGTTTGAAAATATGACCCCCCTCACATCTATAATTTTAACCAAAAAGGTTGAAGATGTAATAGTTAACTTTGAACCTAGAGTAAGATTAACAGGTGTTCAAGCAACTCCAAATTTAGACTTGAACACATATGAATTAACAATTGAATTTTTTATTTTAAATGCTCCAACAGAATTGCAAACAGTAGATATGTTCTTAGAGAGATTACGATAATGGCACAAAACGATAAAAGATTAATTGTTTCTGAATTTGATTTTGATGATGTAAAAGATAATTTAAAAACTTTTCTACAGGCTCAGACAGAATTTACGGATTATAATTTTGAAGGTTCTGCTTTAAGCACTTTATTAGATGTTTTAGCGTATAACACTCATTATCTTGGTTTTAATATGAATATGCTTGCTAATGAAATGTTTTTGGATAGTTCATCTTTACGTTCAAGTGTTGTTTCTCATGCAAAAACTTTAGGTTATGAGACTATTTCTGCTCGAGCGCCAAAAGCAACGATTGATGTTACTCTATTTGACTCAGTGCTTGCTACAGCAACAATAACAGCTGGAACAATCTTTACCTCAACACTTGATGATGTTGCATATCAATTTGTTACTGTAAATGATTTTACTGCTTCTAATATAGGAAATCAAATTCCATTTAACGATGTTCCCATTTATGAAGGCACATTCGTAACCACAAGATATACAGTTGATACTGCCGATGTCGATCAAAGATTTCTTATACCTAATGATAGAGCAGATACAACTACACTTACAGTTAAAGTTCAAACATCTTCAACTGATAGCACTACAACAACATATACAAAAACAACTGACATATCACAAGTTACTGCAACAAGTTCTAATTATTTTTTACAAGAAGTTGAAGCTGAAAAATATGAAGTATATTTTGGTGATGGTGTTATTGGTCAAAGTTTATCAAATGGAAATATTGTAATTTTAACTTATGTGGTTACAAATAAAACCGCAGCAAATACTGCATCTGTATTCACAAATGCAACAGCAATTGCAACTGTTACGGATGTTCAAGTTTCAACTGTTCTTGAAGCAAGCGGCGGAGCAGAACCAGAAACTATAGAATCTATAAAATATAATGCACCATTAGACTATGCTTCTCAAGGCCGATGTGTTACTGCTGAAGATTATAAAACTTTTGTAAAAAGATATTACCCAAACACTCAAGCTGTATCTATATGGGGCGGTGAGAGTGGTTCTTTTGATCCTAGTTTGGGTGTTGTTGCAACTAAAGAATATGGAAGAGTTTTTATATCTGTAAAATCTACTACAGGTCTTAATTTGACCACTTCAGAAAAAACACAATTAGTAAATGATCTTAGACCGTTCACTGTTGCTTCTGTCACACCAGTTATTGTTGATCCAGATACATTATATCTTGTTTTGAACGTATCTGCAAAATATAATTCAAGTAAAACTACAGAAACAGCTGATTCAATAGAAACTTTAATAACAAACACATTGACAGATTATAATAATAGTAATTTAAAAGAATTTAATAAAATGTTTCGACATTCACAAGTTACTGGGTTAATTGATAATACCGAAAATTCAATTGTTAGTAATGTAACTAGAGTCGTTATGGCAAAATTCTTTACCCCAACTACTGATGGATCGTATGGTTATACATGTTCTTTTAATAATGCTTTTTACCATCCTCATAGTGGTCACAATGCCGATAGTGGTGGTATAATTGCATCAACAGGATTTTATATTTCTGGTGATACAGTTAATGAGATGTTTTTTGATGATGATGGCGCTGGTAATTTAAGGAGATATTATGTTTCTGCCGGCGTAAAACAATATGAAGATAATATAGCCGGAGTGATTGATTATATATCAGGTACGATAACAATTAATTCTATTTACATAAATTCTATTTCTGATGTGGATAATTCAACTTCAACGCAAATTAGATTAACAGCAGTTCCAGATTCTAATGATATTGTTCCTGTAAGAAATCAATTGATAGAATTAGATTTGACAAATACAACTGTATCTGCTCTTATTGATGGCATTGCTACTGGCCAGAGCGGCAGTGCTGCACAAACTGTTGCTGCCGGAGGCACATATCAAGCTACATCTGCATATACAACCACACCGTCGAGTTACTAAAATGGCACCATTTGATAATCCACCGTCGTCAACTTTAACATCAAAAATTTCTCCTCTTATTGATGGACAATTACCTGATTTTATTAGAGATGATCATCCATTATTTTCTAAATTTCTTCAATATTATTATGAATATCTAGAAGCTGCTGAATTAACTGTTACTGTTGAACTTGATAATATTCTTCAAGAAACTGTAACTGATTCATACATTTTGGATGAAGAAGGGCGACAAATAGTTTATGAAGACTCAGTCGGAAAATTTTCTGATGGGGAAACCATAACAGGGGGAACATCTGGAGCAACTGCTACAATTTTGGTTGATGATCTTGCGAATGGTAGAATGTTTATTACCTCGCAACAACAATTTATAAATGGTGAAACAATTACAGGTGGAACATCGACAGCTGAAGGTACAGTTAAAAAATATCGTGCGAATCCTGTTCAAAATATTCAACAATTATTAGAGTATGCTGATACTGATGGAACAATACATGATTTTCTTGATCAATTGAGTGTTTCATTTATGAATGCTATTCCAAAAAAATTAGCAACAGGAATTAATAAAAGAAATCTTATTAAAAACATTCGAGAACTTTACAGAACAAAAGGAACAAGTGAAAGTTTTAAACTTTTTATTCGGATATTGTTAAATCTTGATGCAGATATAGTATATCCAGAAAAGTTTATGATGAGAGCTTCTGATAGTAATTATTCAGAAACAGAAATAATAAGAACAGCCGCTATTAATGATGCAAATGGAAGTGAATTACTTAGTCAAAAAATAACAGGACAAACATCTGGTGCAACAGCTGTTGTTGCATCTTCTTCTGATATTGCTCAAGGCGGCGTAAGTATAACTGAATTTAGTATTTCACAAAGACTTGGAACTTTTAGTGCTGGAGAAGTTATTAGGGGCACATCTTCAACTAGGGATGTTGTACAAGAATTTACAATTTATGAAATTATTTCGGGAGCCAATATAACCAATGATGGTATTTTAAATTCAGTAGGTGATGAAGTAATCATTGATACTACTTTTGGAACTGGTTTAGCAACTGCTGAAATTGAAGAAATTAAAAAAGGTGGTATAAGTGGAATAGTGGTAGATTCTGGCGGTACGGGTTATCAAGTTGGTGATCCATTAGTATTTACTACTACAGAAGAAAATGTTGATGATGCATCTGGTTTTGTTTCTGTTGTTGATGGTGCATTATTAATTGATGGAACAGACACAGATTCAACCAATGCTGGTGACTATCTTGTATATGAAAGTGGTACAAAAGATCATATTGAATATTTAGATATTCAATTAGAAGAGTTTGGTAATAATATTGCCAAAGCCGTTGTTAATGGTTCAACTAGTGATTCTACAACTATAGTTTTAGATGGAAATTCTGGAACAATTGAGGTTGGTATGATTCTAACTGGACCAATTTATGATGATCCAACAGAAGCAAATATTTTCACTGAAGTAACAGTAACAACTGTAACATCTCAAAATAATATTACAGTTGATAAGAGATTAACTTTAAAAGATGATACTAAACTCACCTTTACTGAAAAACAAGGAATTCTTAGATTAGAAACTGGAACTACTACTGCAACTGACCTCGGTCATAAAATTAAAACAGATACATTTGAAATAATTCCCGATACTTATGAAACTTCTGCTGATCAAATGGCTCTTGAGGAAGGAACAGTTGATACAGGAGAAATTACTAGAGTTTTTATAGATGATAGTGGTGGAGGTTATAGTTTTCTTCCTACAATTACTCTCAATCCAACTAGAGGTACGAAAGTATTAAAAACTGATGGAACATATTTAACACCTTCTACTGCCAAGTTAATTGCAACTACAACAGATATAGGTGCTGCCAGTAAAATCAAAATAATAGATACTGGTGCAAACTATTCGTCTTCCAATATTCCACCAACCACATTTAGAGCCAATTTTGTTTTAAAAGATGTTAGTGGAACATTTGCTGTCGGTGAATCATTAACAAGTCATGTTGGTGTTGTTAAATCATATAATACAGATACACAAGTTTTACAAACAACATTAGAAGATGTAGTTAGAACTAAATTAGAAACTACTGATGCTTTACCTATTGGTTTAGAGGATGGGTCAGCAGAAACAACGGGCCCGGTAAAAGTTTCTTATGATAATACTATAACTGTATTTGATTTAGATTTAGTTGATGAGGATGATAGTAGTTTTAGGTTAAATTCTACGGGATTAGATGGTGATGGATTTGTTGAATTAGAAGATGATACTGGTAGTAATTTACTTGCTGAATCTTTAGTCATAGATGATCCTTTAACTATAGAATTGGAAGATGGTTCTGGTAAAGTTGTTGCAGGCGATCCTTTTACCAAAAAAATTATTCGAGAAATTCCCAAAGGGATAAGACCAAATCGGCGGGGCATATTTGGTGGTGCAAAACTTAGAGGGCCGGAGCCAGGAAGACAATTGACTGACCCCGATTCTGGAGAGATTTTATTTGGAGAAGGAACACAAGAACCAGATGAAATTGGTACTTTTGGCACATTTGTTCAAGCACTTACTCATAAAGAAACTGCGACAGCTGTAGTTAACAATACAACTACAACATCTAAACTTCTTCAATTAGATGGTAATGTTGGAACAATTGTTGTTGGAATGACTATTTCTGATACTGGTGTAACAGCCGTGGTAAAAGGTGCTACAGCTTCAAGTGACATTGTGGGTCTTGACGGTAACTCTGGAATTATAAGTGTAGGAATGACTGTTACAGGAACAAACGTTGGTGTTGGAGTTACAGTTACCAAGGTTTCATCTCAAACAGATATTACATTAAGTAAAAAACTTACATTAGCAGATGACACTATTTTAACTTTCAAAATTCCTAGTGGTGTTAAAGTTGCCACCGTTACTTCTCAAACAAATATTATTTTGGATACTGAAATATCTTTAACTGATAATACAGAACTTTCTTTTGTTATTTCTGAAGCCAATGGGCCGTTTGTAGACGGAGAAGAAATTACTGGTGCAACATCTGGCGCAACTGCCCTTATTCTGAATACAGATAGGCCTGTTGATGGTTCAAATATAGATTCTTTTGTGACATATATTCCTTCTAATTCTATAAATTTTATAGATGGAGAAGTAATAACAGGCGAAGCTAAAATTGATAGTAATGATGTAACTGTTTATGCGACAGCAACAATTACATCATTAGATTCTGTTTTTATACCATCACCAAATTCTGTGTATATTGATTATGTAATTGAAACTATTACAGATCATAATGGTTTCCTTTTGGAATCTGGTAATACAGCAACTTACGATTCGGCTGGAATAAATTATGAGAATCAATTAACATCTACAAATTCAATTAAAGTAGCATCCGATTTTAGTGATATTATTTCTTTAGAGAGTTCTGGACCATTAAAAAGTATAATTACAATAACAGATAAACTTTTGTTGGATGGTACAGATACAACTGTTAATACCTTTGGTAGAACTAATGCAGGCGGATTTATTGTTCAAGAGGTTGGTGGTGATATAATACTTCTTGAGACTGACGGGGAATCTTTTATTGAAAGTTTTGAAGTAGAAAGAAGTACGTTTGATGAATTATCTGATCAAAATCTAGGAATAATATTAGACGGTGATTTAGAAGATGTTGGGAATGTTGTTTTAGAAGATGGTGATATATTGTTGGATGAATCATCTAGCATATTACCACAAGGTGTTATTATATTGGATGGTACAGATACTAATGGCACAGATGCTGGATATATTTTACTTGGCGAAATAGAAGCGGAAAGTGGTTCTATTGCTGCCGATGGCTATGATGATGATCAATTTGGTGCCGGCACAAATGTTATACAAGAAACTGGAATTGATTTTTCTGCTGGAACAACAACGATTACTGCTTCTGGTGGTTTTACAGGTACTATTGTTAATGCTGATATATCAAAAGCTTCTACCACTGTAGGAGGCACATCAACAATTTTACAAAGTTTTGGTGGAAGTATTAAAGGTTTACTTGGTGAAGACTTAAATCGTTTACAAGATTCATATTTTTATCAACAATTTTCATATGAGGTACAAACTGGTGCAGGCACTAGTGATTATATGAATGAGTTGAACAAAGCTGTTCATCCTGCTGGTTTCCTTGCTTTTGGTAAAGTTAGTATTAAAGAAGAAATATCAGTAACAATTGATAAAAGTCAATTAGTAACTATATCAACCTTTATTGGTGATGGAATTACAACTCGTAGACTTGGAAGAGCTTTGGCTGCATTTGAAATGGAGTCTGGGAGTTTACATGATGTTATCGTTCAAGAAGATTCTTTAAGTACAGGAATAAGTGAGTTTCTATCTCTTGATGGAACTGACGGTAGTTCCACAAATGCCGGTGATAACATTTTGCAAGAATCTGCAACTGCTGGAACAACAACAAATAATCTTATTCTTGATGCAACAGATTTCAATGAATCTGATGTTAGAGGTGATATACTTTTAGATGGTACTGATACAGATGGTACAGATGCTGGAGGTTCATTTGAATTAGAAGACGAACTCCATACACCAAAAAATAAAATTGTCTTTGAACGTATTGATAATCCTATTGGTATTAATCATAATGCAATTATAAATGAAGATGGCGGATTTATGGTTCCAGAATCTTCACCATTGGTTGGAAGTGGACCATTACGTTTAGGTGAGACAACTGATGTTTCTGTTATTAAAACTACAACATTAAAGTTAGCACAAAAACCATTTGGAACAACAGCTGCAGCAACAGGACTTGTTGGTTTTGCTACACCATTTGGTGGTGCAGATACAATTGAGACAGAGTTAGGAACTATTAAAAGCAAAGACCCGCAAGAAGCTCATCATAAAAGAAATATTGGTATTATTCCAACCTTCCATCCTCTAGATGTTAGACAAGAAGGTTCATTGCTTTCAGAGGACCAAGGCACTGGTCCAACCGTTGCTGATTTATCAGCAGTGCCTTTATCAGATTTTATTCGCCCTGCTATCATAGATATTGGAGATGACCCATATAATACCACAGAATCTTCTGAAACTGTTGGAATACAATTAGAAAATACGGTTGAAACTCCAGATCACATTATATTAAATGGAACAGATTCTAGTTTCAGCGATGCTGGTTCTTTCCTGTTAGATGAAACAACCCCAAATAATTTAAAACTTTTATATGAGTCAGTTGAGTCTGGAACACAAGAGGCCGGCGCATTTAAACAAGAAGATGAAAGCACAGTTGCAACGACTCATGGAGATGATATATTATTAGAGAATGCGACAGGATATAATTTAAAAGAAAAATTGTTATTAGAAAGCAGTGTTATTGAATTAGAGGAGAATACAGTAAAAAATGGCGTTATTCCTCATCAAAACTATCTTGCAAATTCTTTTGATAATATAGTTATTAGTTCAGATATTGAGTCAGAAGAGGGTTTAGGTATTGCGTTAGAAGATAACAGTGGACCAGATCATATTCTGTTAAACGGAACAAATGATAACACAGAGAATGCTGGGTTCTTCTTGGTTGATGAGTCTGATTCAGCAAATAAAATATTATTTGAATCAGTAGAGACAGGACATTCTGGTAATACTGGAGTGATTGTTTTTGATGGAACAGATAGTGACTCTTCTAATGCTGGTGATAAAGCAATATTTGAAAATGCAACTAGAAGTGATATTTTGAATAATTCATCATATACTGTGCCTGGTGTTCCAAATTTCACTTCTACAGGAATTACTATGGATTCTTCACTTGATATGTCAGTAGTATAAATAAGTTAGAGGAAAATAAAAATGGCACTTCAAACAATAGGTATAGGTTCAGTAGCAGACGATGGAACAGGCGATACCCTGCGTACGGCCGGTGATAAAATCAATGATAATTTTAATGAGATTTACACTACACTTGGAGATGGTTCAACATTAACGGGCACCAGCGTAACTGCATTGAATAATGCAACTGCTAATGAATTAGTTACAGTTGGAGCAACCACTACAGAACTTGATGCAGAAGCAAACTTAACCTTTGACGGTAGCACTTTGACTGTCACTGGTAATATTACGGTTCCAAATGACGGTGATATAGGTTCTGTGGGTGCAACTGACGCTATACAGATTTCTTCCGCTGGTATTATCACCTTTAAAGACGATATCCTTATCAAAGATGGTGGTACGATTGGTGCTGCATCTGCTACAACTGCTATTACAATTGCATCCACTGGTATTGTTACTTTTGTGGATGATATTCTTATCAAAGATGGTGGAACGATAGGTGTTGCCTCTACTAATGATGCGATAACAATTAGTAGTGCTGGTATCGTAACATTTAAAGATGATATTATAATCAAGGATGGTGGTAATATTGGTTCTGCATCTGATCCAGATGCCATTGCAATTTCATCCATAGGTGTTGTAAATATTAATTCGTCAACAGATTCAACTTCTGCTACCACTGGTTCTCTATTAACTCATTCTATCGGTGTTGCTGATGATGCATCATTTGGTGATCAAGTAACTTTATTTGGCGCATCTGGTAAGGTTAAAAGAGATGGCACTGCCGCATTCATTGTTATAGAAGCTGGTGGAACGGATGGTGCTGGTACACATGCAGGAGATAACATAATTGATGAAACTGATAGTGATGATATTATTTTAGAAGATCAGATTTTCCACCATACTGGCCATGCTTCTGTTTCTTTGACGATTTTTGATTCTGGTGGAGCCATTGTTAAAAGTCTCATAGGAGTTCATCAAGATACATCAGAGATAAACTAAAATGGCTATTCGATATCCATTATACATAGACGATGGTAATCTAAGAGCCATGACCGAGGCTCACCTTGTTCAGTGGCGTAAGAAAGCAATCTACGAATATTCATTAGACCCATCTGCTTTACTCACTGTTGTTTCAAACAGCGGAGCAAACATGGCTACAATAACTGATACTAGACTTATATCTGGTACAGCTGGAACCTCCACTTCTAGTTATAGTGGTGCTATATCTGCTGCTGGTAATGTTAGCACAACTACAGACGTATCTTTTGATAAAATTAATTTTGCTTATGACACAGACAATGATCAAGATAATGATACTGATGGGAGATCATTTCCAGTTTATGCTGACAATGAAGGCAATATTAGAGCAATGTCATTAAGTGATATGAAAGACACTTTCTTACATCCAGCGATTGATTTAATGGTAGTAGCAGATGGTAGTGCAGATGATCCTAATGTTGCAGGCACATATAGAATTCATACTGCGACTTCTCTTAGTGATTTTACAGAAGTATCTGGTGCAAACACAGCAATATTTACAGATACAACATCAACAGGTTTTGCAGCTTCTAGTATTGGAACGTCAGGCACGACACAAACTGGTTCATCTAGTTCAGTTCAAGATTATTATTTGTTTAGAAGAGATGGTACGGATGTAACTCCAGATCATAATCCCATATACATAACAGATAGTGATAATTTGCAAAGTTTTAGTATTGAAGCTGCAGCTACATTATTAGGTAATTGGTTAAAATATACTGCTGCACAATCTGCTGATGGTTATAAAATAACATATGCAATTGGAACAAGTGTTAGTGGAACTCAACGAGGTTCTAGTATATTGAATACACAATTAGGTAGTACTGTAACTTCGACATATGCCGGGCCCGGCATGCCCGATGATTATAGAGCCCAAAAATTTCCATCTGGTACGGGTTCAACAACACATACATATTTGTTTAAAATAGATAAAGCATGAGGTGATTAATTATGGCTATTTTTTCTGGTAAAATCGTGGATGCATACTATACTGATGAAAAATTGTCAAATGTATCTGTTCTTTATAATTATGAAAAGGATGGTGATACATTAGTAGGTCAATATAATTTGGTAGTTGATGAAACTGAAGAACAGTTTCAAGATTTATTAAAAGAATGGAGTTACGCTGATATTGAAATCGCTACTATTGAATTGCATAAAGAAATGAGAAAACAATATGAAGATGCAATTGAAGAAGAAGTAAAGGCAATTGCTAAACAAAGAGAAGAATCGAGAAGACTTTTAGTTGCTGATGACCATTTTCAAATATTTTTCAACTACAATGCAGAAGAACATGCCGATCATCTTTTTAAAGCAAAAATGTATTTATTTTCATTAGATGTGGTAAAAAGCTCAACTGCAAATTTTAGAACTAAAATAAGAAAGGCAGAAACTATATTGGAATTGGGTAATTTATATTCTCAAGAGAAAAAAAGGTTAGAGAAAAAAGCAAAGTAATGAAACAATTTAAAGAATATTCTTTTGGTAGCAGTTCGGCCGGTTCATATAAACCTATGGCTGATTTAGGAGATTATGCTGGTAAAAGTTATTATGGGGGATTAAATGCTTCTGTTGAACGAAAAATAACACAACCTGACCTTGATCAAGTAGAAAAGTATGCTGACAGATTATTTGCTTCACTTAATATTGATGTAGAATTTACTCGACATTTTATGGACAGAGTAAATGATGCTCGTAATATTAAACAAATTACAGTTTCAGAACTTATTCGTCTTTTTAAACAAGCATACAGAAGATATGGTAAGAAAATTGCAAAGTTGCCGAACCAAGCAAATGCTGTAATTAATGATATGAAAACTGACATCAATATGCCTTTTGTTATGATTACAAATCGAAAAGGTGATATTGAATTAGTCGCAAAGACTATTATGAGAAAGAAAAATTTCACCACATCTGCATCAAGTCCAAAGTTATCATTTGAGGAGTTCAGACAAGTTAATGAGAGTGCAGACTTTGCACCCATAGCACACCAACAAACTCTGTCAAAGATTATTTTTAGTCCCGCTGGTTATGGCACAGATGCGTCTGCCACTTCAACGATAAGAGGTGGACCCGGCTCTGTTGCAAACTCAATGTGGTTACCTATTAGTGGTTCTATTTTCAAAAGAGTGTTTCCAAAACAAGTTAGAACAACAACCTTTCATGTTACAAACTTTAGATATTTTGACCAGTTATATGCAATTCAAAACTCAAGACGTTCCATATCCACATTTGCGAACATGGATAGAAGGGCAATTGAGGGAGGCATACAAGCTGGTAGTGGTCTTGTGATTGAGGTTGAAGGAAATGTTTTAGCGGCAGCAAGAGAAGATGTAATGTCTATTCCAGAACTTTCGGGACGAAGAATGAT